GCCACCGAGAAGATCTCGCGGCCGCGGAGCTTTCCTTGACGAATCTGATCACCATGGCGTTGCCACCACGGCGCTCCAAAATTGTCGTACTTGCTCAACACAGGCACATCGAGATGCTGCCCAACAACGAGTTTGTCGCGCGAAACCCCATACACCCATCGTGACCACGCGTCAACAGCTGGACGTGGCAAGTGGTGCGTTTGAAGCGCTTCAAGTGGCACTAGCGTGTTCAACCCACGCAAATACGACTCGGCCTCTCGTTGTTCTTGGACACTAATGCCAAAACGGCGAGCGACAAGTTCGCGAGTGCGCGGGCACTCAACGAATTCAAGTCTCTCAAGCTCGTCTCTCTTCTCATAGGCTTGTTGATACCATTCCATGTCATAGGAAGTGACCCCGCGACGCTTAGCAAAGAAGCGTTCAAGCGAGATCCACTTAGTGACTCTCAACCCGTAGCGAGCAAGCTCAAACAAAACGGGGCAGCCAGGATACTGTGACAACAAAGAATAAGATTTCGCACGCAGCAGTTCGAGCAAATGGCGCTTGTTAGCGCAAACAAAATGCCCATGACCCCATGCGAACTTGACATACACCTTAGCGATGTCGGTAATCGGAACACGCTCAAGCTCATCAAAGATGAGCGAACAAAAGTCCGTGCCAGACAAGTCAGTGGAGGTTTTCATCTTGCACTCAAATCCAACCTGAGCGAAATCCTTTTCAGTCAATCGCATCGAAGGTTGTCTGGCATTGATGCCGTCATCGCCCTCAAACACACCCTTGATCAACCACACAGGCCGCCCATACTTACGCGTGAGCAACCAACAATATAGGATCAAATTGGTGAGCGAGTTCGTCAATGACGTCGACATCTCCCCCGACATCTCAGCTTCAACAAATTCCACAATCAAGTTTGTGAAATACAACTTTTGTGGGCCCTCAATCACATTCTCAAGAAAATGCAAAAATAACTGGACACACTGACGTGCTAAAACCCGCACGAGGTAGCGGCGATATATCGCATGAGCTATAAGCGATAAAATGATCTTCTTGAAATGCGCTTCGAAACTGCTAAAATCAGTCTCATCGATTTCGGCACCTAACATGCTTACTTGCTCAATGATATGGTTTACACGTTCTTCAACTGGTACGTGTTTGATGAACATGGGCAATGAAAACACCCGTTCACCAATAGCATGGAAGATAGGACCAACCATCGTCTTAAACCAATCAGAGCGCGAGTTGATTGTACGTGGGCACTTAGCCTCAACGTAAAACTCGTCCTTGATGAATGATTTGCAATCTCGCCAGCGCTTCGGCCGCTCTGCATAATAGGTCGCAAGCAATTGTGCCTGCCTGAGTTGACTATATGCAGTCTTAGGGAGCCAAGCCTCCACTGTTAGGTCACAATCAAACTCTAAAGGCAACACATAGTAGTCTGACCAGTCTTGGACAAATGACTCGAGCGAGCTCTTGAGGCTCAAATCAAATGGTGGTTTGAGTAGCGCCAAACGCGTCGCTACTCCGGCAATCGTTGAATAGGCGTCGTTCATCACAGGGTGAGGGTAGCATGCACCAACAGCATGACAACCTAGGCTCACTGCAACTACTTGACGTCGCCCACGTTTGGCGGCATGTACATTGATTACAACATTAGGGTCTATGTATGGTATTGCATTTGCAGCGATTAAAGGGTCTTTTCGCTTCAATGCAATCTCATCAATGTAGTAGCCGTAGAGCACCAAACGATTACCAGCCTCTAGAAAACCGACTCACGATGGCGCTCAGACGCCATCAAGTGGTGGTATGCCAACCTGACAGTCTCTTTATGTACCCCTTGTATGTCCTGGTACCTGTCAATGTTGATTTTGTCTTGCAGTTCAGCATTACGAATGAGGCCTTTAAGCAAATCATTTGTGTTGCCTGCAATGGAAAGCAGCTGTTGTCTGCTACCTTGCAACTGGACGAAAAGTTCCATAGAAACTACGACACGGCGAACTGCCTGGCCACTCAAGTAAGACCATAGGTCCACGAGTAAATTGCCAGAGAAGTCTCGAACTTCAAAGTACTGTAATATGGGATTGACCAAAGTGGCGTTTGTAGCCATGTTGGCAATGTTGCGTACGTCTAATAACGGGACATTCGCAAAGCGTTCTAGAGGTGTGTACCTTACACGGCGGCGGAATAAGAAAGTGGCACATATCAACGCCAAACAAACCACAACCTCACGAGCTCCAAAGTTCTTGAGTGCCCACCTTATTTCTAGAGGGAGCACATGATCGCGCTGGCATTCTTGCCACTCCGTATAGTG